GGAAAACATACGGCGTTGTTCGGATTAACGCCGGCAGGTAACCTCGCCTGTCCAATAAGAGGGAGTAGGTTCTAGGAACTTGAAACAAATGTCCATTTCGAGTTCTTCCAACCCCCACGAACAGGAGAAGAAACTTATGACGGATTACATTAAGAAAAGGCAAGATTTTAAATGGCGCTCGACCTACCATCCCCAGGCCAGACGAATGTTTATGTTATATGAATTCACATACAAGCAATTCGGCTATTCCTTTGAACCAACTACTCTAGATCAACAATTCTATGAGTGGATGGCTTCAACGAATAGACTTGAAAAGTTCTTGAAATGGAAAACAAGTAACATACTCAATCGTTCTGTTGGAAGTTTGGAAAGAGTCGCGTCACCTTTTCTGATGCATAATATACCTATGATTTTTGATAAATACTTTAACGACACAGCCCGAGGACTACTCAGTAACGACTCTTCATTACATAGAATGAAGCTCGCAAAAAGGAACAGATCTAAATATGTTCAATTTTGTTTTTCCATTTACCAGGCCAAAGGAGCATCGCTCCCTGCTGATGAATGGAAAATCAAGACAAGCGAGAAGGAAACGTGTGTGCGTCTCTCGAAGGAAAAGTTTCTCAACGGTACTCCAGGTCTCCCTCAGGGACACCTAATGACTCCTTTACGGATAATCGATGAAGATTATCTGTTCAGTGAGATACATCGTACTGTTGATGAAATTTTCCCGAGAAGACCGCCGAAGACCTTTGAACCAATTACAGATTTTCTATCTAATCAAAAGATTAGACAGATTAATCGCATATTGAATCAAAAGGAATTCCAGCCACGTTCACGCGTACCGGGTAGGGGGGCAAGTTGGGAAAGTAATAGAGGAGCAGGTGGTAACTTAGGTTACTTGTCAATGATTGGCGCCGGAGCTATTTTCCTACCATATGACTATCTCATATGTTACTTTGTAGGACCCGGAGGTGTAGAGCAAGTTCGCTCCACTTTATGCCAGGAGGATATTGAGTATGGACAATATTTATTGCGTCAATTCTCTTACGGTCAGGAATGTACGTGTGCTCAGCCCATTGGATTACCTGAACCTTTTAAGGTTCGAGTGATCACAAAGGGATGGACTCCCGTCTACCACGTCGCTCGAGAATATCAGCCCTATATATGGTCCAGACTTAAGCAATTTCCCCAATTTCGATTGACTGGAGAACAACTAAACCCTGCTATAATGCGACAATTTTGTTCGGAACAAGATCCGGAACAAGATGAATGGTATATTTCTGGTGATTATCAGGAAGCTACTGACCATATCCCTTCAATATTCGCAGAGCGAATATTGGAGCGAATTTGTCAGAATCTTCGCATACCCACCGAAGATATACCATGCCTTCTTGCGTCACTAACTCGACATTTGATTGTTCAGGATGGTGATGTTTATCACCAGAGATCTGGTCAATTAATGGGAAGTCCAACCTCCTTCTACATTCTCTGTATCTATAACGCCATTCTTACGCGAATAGCTATAGAGAATGCAGAAGAGGGAAGACACATTAAGTATCCACTCTCTGAACTACCGGTGTTAATAAATGGAGATGACCTCTTGTTCCGAGCAAAATTAACAACATTTTTGACTTGGAAATCTGTGGTTAATTGGGGTGGCCTCATTCCTTCTGTCGGAAAGACTCTTGTTTCAAAACGATTTGGATCCATTAATTCGCGGATCTTTCGATTTGATACAAGATACTTTAAGAACACGAAGTATATTGACGCTACTCCAATTAACCATATACAGCTCGCGCTAGCGCATGGATCCATGAAGAACGGAAATGTATCTGACGAACATACAAATTTTATGTCGAAACAGATACGATTTCAGGAATTCATGGATTCATGCCCTAACAAATCCCGCGCATGGAAATATCTTTTTAGTTTACATCAAGATTACTTGAGTATTCATTGTAAGAATTTCCCTCTTGCGAGTTTGTGCTTGCCGCTTGAGTTAGGTGGATTAGGATTTCCAAGCCCTCCAAAAGATAGTGTATATTATGCAAAACGGGAACCACGACCACTTTCACTAATTTTAGCTCGGATGATCATGGATCATACCGAAATGGGAGATAGAGGAGCCCTCCGAGATTGGAGGTTGCTCGTTCGAACAGGAGAAGTTCCAGCCAATTGTGCGGAACTTCTCCTGTTCGACCGACAATCAGAATATTGTCAAAAATCTCAATGTCCCATTTTGGTACGTCCAAAGGAAGAAAAAACAATCCTTCCCCCGAGTGAATTAAGTTATGGTGTTGGTTTGACCAACACCTTTGACCACTTTGATACCATATCAAATGTGATGAGTAGAAGAAAATCTCTACATTATAAAATACTTAATTCCTTAAAAAAATATACTAAAAGTGGTCGTGGTCCCTGTAAAATTTCCGTCGTAAATAGTTTCATTCGGTCTTCTGCATGGAGGTTCTGTTATGGGAAGTATTCCAGTTGTCTGAAAATTGATAATGGTTTTATCAGTTTTCCTTAGGCGATGTCGGGTCTTCACTCATAGAATATCTATGTAGAATAAAGGAATCCAACAGCGAACATTTTGTGTTGTTGTTCTGCCGCCGATAATTCTTCTATTCGATGAGGCTCGAAGTTAACACCACTGGTGAG